AAGTACATACGCTACTACAGCACCGGCCCTTGGTGATATGCTTATTGGCACTGATGTCAATGACATGAACAGCACTAAGAATTTTACCATAGGAAGTTTATTGTCACTTCCTGGGTCAACAGCATATGTACCTTATACAGGAGCCTTATACAATGTTGACTTAGGAGCTAATGACATCACAGCATTTGCATTTATAGTTCCTGGTGGATTGGGGACTGACTTCTTAAAAGCTGATGGGTCGCTTGATAACACTGTTTATTTGCCTGTATCCACTGCCGCAGCAACGTATGTCCCATACACTGGAGCAACCGGTAATGTTGACTTAGGTAGCAATAGACTAACAGCAACATCATTACGGATAACAACAGATGACGCTGAAATGGTAGGCATCTCATGTTTCCCTGGCGCTCAAGACTTTTTCCAAATAGGTAACAATGGTTGGACTGCATCAGGATTCTTGGTTGACTTTGTCAATAACAGATACTATCTTGGGGATTGGGGCAGTGCTGTTAACGGTACCTATATCAAAGTTGACGATGCCAACAGTCGAGTAGAGATAAGCAAAGCTATCTATACCAATGCTAGTACAGGCACAGCAGGTCAGATATTGACAAGTCAGGGAGCAGCACTTCCTGCAACTTGGTCAACAGCATCTTATTTAGTTCCTACTTATGGTTCATTCTATGACGTTGTTACTCAGACAACAACAGGAGCTTCATTTGAGCTTATGAACTTCGGGTCAAATGATATTGTAAGTGGAGTAACAATAACCAATGACACATTTGGGGATCCAACAAAAATAACATTCTCAGCTACAGGTGTTTATAATATTCAGTTTTCAGCACAGCTTAAAAAGACAGGTGGTGGAGGAGCTACCATTTTCTACATTTATCTTATAAAAAATGGAACTGCTGTTCCAAACTCAGCTACAGCAGTAACACTTGAGAATAATGGAGACCTTACTGTTGCTGCATGGAATTGGTTTATTGATATCCCTTCATTGCCATCAAATTGCCAAATAGGGTGGTATGCAAATAATGCCAATGGAGAATTGCATTATGATGCATCTCCTGTAGTTGGTATACCAGCTATCCCATCAGTAATATTGACGGTTAATAGAATATCGTAATGGACGTAAGGAAGATATCGATAGGCGCTGATTATAAGAACGCAATGCATTATGTTGTCGGGCAGAAAGTCCTAGGCGACACCAATGAGATTCATCTTATAAGAAGAGACCAATCGGGATCTATCCGAATCTACATAGTAAACAAGAAGGGCGAGATAGTCCTGTGGAAAGAATTTAATAATACAATTCCAATTTCAATCGAATTTAATATAGATTTTTAATGAAATCACCGACTCAATTTATAGTAAAGCCTGTAAATGGGAGTCGATATAACAACACAAAAAGCATAGCCGGTGTTGAGTTCATTATAAACACCTCTGAGGAGGAGTTTAAGTTCTCAAATCGTTATGCTGAGGTTATAGAGACACCTATAGATTACAGCGGTCCAATAAGACCAGGGGACACCTTAATCGTCCACCATAATGTCTTTAAGTTCTACAACGACATTAAGGGAAGACGTAAAAGCGGTAAGAGCTTTTTTAAGGAGGACCTGTTCTTTATTGATGATGAGCAGTTTTATTTGTATAAGAGTGACGGCAAGTGGCAAGCATATGATAGGTATTGTTTCGTAAAACCTATCCCTGCTGAGGAAAGCTACATAAAAAAACCGTTCACACTTGAGCCTTTAATGGGTACAATGAAATACCCTAACGAATATCTAAGAAGTAAGGGCGTTAACGAAGGTGACGTTATCTGCTTCGCTCCTAATGGGGAGTACGAATTTGAAATTGATGGTGAAAAGCTATATAGGATGTATGACCATTTTGTGACAATGAAACTAGAGCCGGTATGAGCAACAGAGAGATAAAGCTTAAAATAATAAACTCTGGATACAAGGCCATAGAGGAATTGATAAAGGTTGCAGAGGAGAGTATCATCACTCAGGAAGAGGGCGATATATCAGCAGATAAGTTAAAGAATGCAGCAGCATCCAAGAAGTTGGCAATATTTGACGCATTTGAAATACTCAGTAGAATAGAATCCGAGAAAGAATCTCTTGATTACATAGAGAGAGGTATTAGTAAAGTAGACTCAAAACAAGGCTTTGCAGAAAGACGATCAAAATAGACTTTATTATGTCGTGAAGGATTTAATTCCTTTAAATGCGATTGGTAATAAAAACAGAGTTCGCTCTTGGCTGTACGGTTACAATGAGCAGTATGACGTTGTCGTTATCTCAAAGAGCGGTCAGATAGGCGAGGTCATAAATATCTCAGGGGTGAACATAGCCCTTCCTCCTGCACCCGAGAACTGCCACAAAAGGAGCGACTCAAAAGCAGAGCAATACTGGGACCGAAATCCGATACCAAAAGAACTTGAGAAGATAAACTCAATCTTCCAATGGAATGACAAGCCAAACGAGTTCAAAAATAAATGGGTTGACTATATAGAGACCGAGTTCGATTATCGCGAGCAAGGCTATTGGTTCATGAATAATGGTACCCCTTGCTATATCACAGGGTCTCATTATATGTACCTACAATGGTCAAGCATTGACGTTGGTTACCCTGACTTCCGAGAAGCGAATAGGATTTTCTTCCTATTTTGGGAGGCTTGTAAAGCGGACCCAAGATGCTTCGGGATGATATACCTCAAGATAAGACGCTCAGGTTTCTCATTTATGTCATCCTCCGAGTGCGTAAATCTCGCAACATTAGTAAAGGACGCGCGACTAGGTATCCTGTCAAAGACAGGTGCCGATGCCAAGAAGATGTTTACCGACAAGGTGGTCCCGATAAACAATAAGCTTCCGTTCTTCTTCAAGCCAATAATGGATGGTATGGACAAGCCAAAGGTAGAGTTGGCGTTCCGCGTTCCAGCATCTAAGATTACCAAGAAGAATATGCACGAGATCAATAACAATGACATAGTCGGATTGGATACCACTATTGACTGGAAGAATACTGAGGAGAACTCTTATGACGGTGAGAAGCTATTGTTCCTGGCTCATGACGAGTCAGGTAAGTGGGTCAAGCCAAATAACATCCTAAACAATTGGCGCGTAACAAAAACTTGTTTGCGTTTGGGTAGCAAGATTATAGGCAAGTGCATGATGGGGTCTACCTCAAATGCCTTGAACAAGGGTGGTGATAACTTCAAGTCCTTGTACTATGACTCAAATGTAGAGAATAGGAATGCTAATGGTCAGACAAAGAGTGGACTATACTCCTTATTCATCCCAATGGAGTGGAACATGGAGGGCTTTATTGACAAGTACGGTATGCCTGTGTTCAGGAAGCCTGAGAAGCCAATAGAGGGAGTCGACAAGGGCAAGATATCAAATGGAGCGATTGACTACTGGGAGAATGAGGCAGCGTCATTAAAGAATGATGCCGATGCATTGAACGAATTCTATCGTCAGTTCCCAAGGTCAGAGTCCCACGCATTTAGAGATGAGAGCAAGCAGGCGATATTTAACCTGACTAAAATATATCAGCAAATTGATTACAATGACTCGTTAATCAAGGAGCAGTACATGACAAGAGGGTCGTTCTCTTGGAAAGACGGAATTAAAGACACAAAGGTTGTATGGACTCCAAATAAACATGGAAGATTTTTAATTAGCTGGTTCCCTCCTGCGCATTATGCGAACAATGTACATACAAGGAATGGAATCATGTATCCAGGTAATGAGCATTTAGGGTCGTTTGGATGTGACCCATATGACATCTCAGCAGTTGTTGGAGGAAGAGGGTCAAGTGGATCGCTGCATGGGATGACAAAGTTCCACATGGATGACGCTCCGGTGAATGAGTTCTTTTTGGAATATATAGCAAGACCACAAACAGCAGAGATATTTTTTGAGGAAATACTTATGGCTTGCGTTTACTACGGAATGCCAATACTTATAGAGAATAATAAACCAAGGTTATTGTACCATTTTAAAAACAGAGGATACAGAGGATTTTGTATGAACAGACCGGACAAGCAGTTTAACAAGTTGACAAAGACAGAGCGCGAGCTAGGTGGTATACCTAACTCATCTGAGGATGTCAAACAGTCTCATGCCTCTGCAATCGAGTCATACATCGAGAAGTTTATAGGGTTTGATTATACCGGTGCATATAGAGAACCTGACGTAATTGGTAATATGCCATTTACAAAAACACTTGAAGATTGGGCAAAGTTTGATATAAATGATAGGACTAAGTTTGACGCTGCAATCAGCTCAGGATTAGCAATTATGGCAAATCAGAAACACCTTTATATGCCAGAGAAGAAAGAATCAAAAATAATTATTAACTTTGCTAGGTATACAAACGATGGGTTAACAAGTCAAATAATGAAATGAAAGATATAATCATAGACATACAGTACTCGGACTTCCCTAAACAATGGGCAACTGACGCAGAGAAGGCATCAGAAAGCTATGGGCTGCAAGTTGGACAGGCAATCCAATATGAGTGGTTTAGAAAGGATGGTACATCTTGCAGATACTACAGCAGATGGAGAGAGTTCCATAAGCTTAGGCTCTACGCGAGAGGTGAGCAGTCGGTAGCAAAGTACAAGAACGAGCTAGCGATTGATGGTGACTTGTCTTATTTGAATATCGATTGGACTCCTGTTCCGGTTATACCAAAGTTTGTTGACATCGTAGTGAATGGAATGGCTGACAGGCTATTCAAGCCAAAGGCATACGCCCATGATGCTATGTCATTGGCAAAGCGTAACAAGTATCAAGACATGATAGAGACTCAGATGATTGGCAAGCCAATATTTGAGACGATCCAAAAGTTTACAGGGGCCAATCCATTTGTTACAGATCCGAACACGCTACCTGAGAATGACGAGGAGCTGTCATTGTATATGCAAATAAATTACAAGCCTGCAATTGAGATAGCAGAGGAGGTAGCAATAAACACAATATTTGACGAGAACCACTACTACGACACGAGAAAGCGCTTAGACTATGACATGACTGTACTTGGTATAGCAGTGGCAAAGCACGAGTTCTTATTAGGTGAAGGCGTGAGAATTTCATATGTAGACCCAGCAAATTTGGTCTATAGCTATACGGAGGACCCATTCTTTGAGGACTGCTTCTATTGGGGTGAGATTAAAACTGTGCCTCTTACAGAGCTGTACAAAATCAATCCAAAACTAACAAAAGATGACCTTCAAAAAATATCACAATACAGTCAATCTTGGTACGATTACTACAATGTTGCAAGATTCTATGAGAATAGCTTGTTTAGTAGGGACACTTGCACTCTGCTATACTTTAACTATAAGACAACCAAAAAGGTAGTCTATAAGAGGAAGACGACCGAGACCGGTTCTGTCAAGATGATACCAAAGGACGATACGTTCAATCCTCCGGCAGAGATGATGGAGGAGGGTAACTTCGAGAAGGTAGAGAAGACCATTGACGTGTGGTATGAGGGGGTTATGGTAATGGGTACTAACTACTTGGTTAAATGGGAGATGGCTGAGAATATGGTCAGACCAAAGTCATCAGCACAACACGCGATGCCAATGTATGTAGCCTGCGCACCAAGGATGTACAAGGGGGTTATTGAGTCGTTGGTAAGAAGGATGATACCATTCGCTGACTTGATTCAGATAACGCACTTGAAGCTACAGCAGGTCATCAATAGAGTTGTGCCTGACGGTGTATTTATTGACGCTGACGGCCTTAATGAGGTTGACCTAGGTACAGGTGCCGCATATAACCCTGAGGATGCACTAAGGCTCTACTTCCAAACAGGTAGTGTTATCGGTAGAAGCTTCACCCAAGATGGGGACTTCAATAATGCTAGGGTGCCGATCACTCAGCTTACGTCAAACTCAGGAGCAGCGAAGACGCAAATGCTTATCGCGAACTACCAACACTATATGGACATGATTAGGACTGTAACAGGTCTTAACGAGGCGAGAGATGGCTCAACGCCTGACCCGAACTCTTTGGTGGGTCTACAGAAGATGGCAGCGCTCAACTCAAATACAGCAACAAGACATATCCTTGAGAGTGCATTATTTATCTACAGAAAATTAGCAGAGGCGATTACCTACAGGGTATCTGACGTATTAGAGTACTCAGACTTCAAGGAGGATTTTGCCATGAGAATTGGCAGATACAATGTATCGATCTTAAATGATATCAAAGAGTTATATCTTTATGACTTTGGTATTTTCATTGAGGTCACTCCTGACGAAGAGCAGAAAGCACAGCTAGAAGCCAATATACAAATGGCATTATCGAAAGGTGACATCAACCTTGAGGATGCTATTGACATCAGAGAACTTAAAAATCTCAAGCTAGCCAATCAGTTACTAAAGCTCAAGCGAGTTAAGAATGCTGAGAGAATGGAGCAGATGATGATGCAAAAGCAGGCGATGCAGGCACAGCAGCAGATGCAGTCACAACAGATGGCAGCCGAGATGGCAGTGCAAAAGATACAGCTTGAGGCCCAGTCAAAGACAATGGTTATCCAAGCAGAGATAG